AGGATCCAGGCGTCTTCTTCACGGAGTACGGCGGTGAGTTCACCGACCGCACGAGGGGCTGGATTGAGCGTGAGGAGGATGTCATCGTTTGCGTTGACAAGAATCTCCGCCCAATGGTCCGTGGAACTCCCCGTCGTCCGCACTTTCTCGGTCTGGACTTGGGCCTCGTTGGTGACGGCACCGCCATCGCCATCGGCCACATTGATGAGACAGGGAAGATCCGAGCCGACCTCATCGATCAGGTCAAGGCTGGGGAGGGCAAGCACGCTGACAAGGAGCGTCTTGACTTCGATGATGTGGCCAACTGGATCAAGGAACTGAGCGAGCGGTTCTACATCATCGACGGGATCTTCGACCAATGGGCTGGTATCCCACTGGAGCAGGCTCTCAAGAAGCGTGGCCTCTCTCAGATGAAGTCCGTGCAAATGACGAAGGTGCTGACCTCCCAGATGTTCCAGAACTTCAAGGACATGCTCTGGGACAAGAAGCTCCTGCTCTATGACTTCCCAGTGGCTCCGCACGAGGCCCACTGTGCCTACATCAAGGAGCTTCTGGAGCTTCAGGCCCGCTACCACTCGAAGTACATCACGACCGTCGAGGCTCCGAACATCGAGGGGAAGCACGATGACATGTCGGACGCCCTCGTCAGGATGGTCTGGGTTGCGTCCAACCGGCTGAGCAAGCAGCCGCACATCGCCAAGTCTGGAATATCCCTGGGTGGGCAGGGCGGGCCGTTTGGTTCGCCTATGGGAACCTCTCGTAGAAGGCTTCAGCAGAGTGGAAGCCATGAGTCCAGGATGATCCCCAGGGGTATGTCAAGGAAGCCGACACGGTGAGCACAAGAACCGCCAAGAGCGACCCGCTCAAGCCTTCGAGGGCAGACTACCGGTTCTTGAAGAAGATCTTGGAGTCCTCCTCAATCGAGGTGGTCCACATCCCCGCAGAGTACGACCTGGTGCTGGCCGTGTTCAAGAAGGCCGGGGGCGACTGGGAGCGGCTCTTCGATGGGTCTTCTGGGGACATCCACCTCCTCAAGAAGATTGCAAAGGTCGCCTACAAGCACGAGTACCTGACCCACGCCCCTGTGTGGGAGTGAACTACGGTAAGGTCCAGGACATGAGCCGTCTTCGCGCCCAGCTATCCAAATCCGACATCGATCGGAAGGTGGCCACCTCCATGTCGGAGGTGGAGCGCAAGGTTCTATCGACACTACAAGAGTGTGACAAGCACATGCGTTCGACCAAGAATCCGGTCGAAGCTACTCGAACCAGGGGGTTGATTCGGGACTTGAAGAGGGTGTTGGGGGCTGTTTCTGGGGTGCGTCGCGTCAGCCCAATCTACGACACTGACGACAGAGATCTTCAGCCGTCGCCTGAACCCACACCGAAGGCGAAGCGCCCGGCCCCAACTCCCACGGTATGAAGTGAGCCTCCATGAGAACTAGCAAACAGGCACAGGACGCAGATGCCAAGGAGGTCAGGAAGATCAGCAAGAGGGCCAACGTCCAGACTGGTCGGCCCCGCCGCGTCATCCTGAGTGCCATGCGCTCGAAGGTCGCCTTTCCATCGACGGGTGGAACGTCGTCGGCCACGGCGGGCAACTTCTACTCTCCGGAACTCTCCACTGACTTCCTTGAACTGCCCCAGTCGGCGGACGAGAAGCGGAACTACTACCGGTTCTTCTACGCGGCGGACCCCTTCGTAGGGCAGGCGGTGGACCTGCACACGGAGCTTCCCCTCTCGAAGATCCGACTCAGCCAGCCGAAGGCAAAGAACAAGGACATCGCGGACGCTTCACTGGCTTTCTGTACTGCGTGGGCCAAGAAGATTGGTCTGCTGCACCGGATGATTGAGATCGTCCACGACTACAACCTCCTGGGGGAGGTGTTCGTGTTCTGCGAGGATGACTCGCCGGACATGCCGGATGACATCGAGTACGAGATGATCCGGGAGATTGACGAGGAAAGCGGTCACCCGGTCGAGCGGCAACAGCAGCGTACAGACTGGGTAGAGCGAGCTTCGAGATGGCTCCAGAAGAACTACAAGGGTTGGACGGCCATCCGTGTTCTTCCGCCTGAGCAGATCCACATGGAGGGCTTCCCCTTCACGGACCAGAAGCTCATCGAACTGATCCCAGACAGCAAGACGAAGGACGTGATCTCCCGTGCAGACTCTGGAGATCCGCACGCTGGGCGGGTGGTTCAGTCCATGCCAGCAGAGGTGGTCGCGTCGATTCGAGGTGGTGGAAACATCCCCCTCAACACGGACCCGGACGCAGGTTCCTTCGTCTACTACATGGCCCGGAAGAAGTCCCAGTACGAGCCTAGAGGTCACTCAATCTTGGAGCGGTGCCTCCGTATCCTCGTGTATCGGGACAAGCTCCGCCAGGCTCAGACCAGCATCGCCTCCCGCCACATGACACCGATCCGGCTCATCTGGGCTGAGGACGCGAGTGCAGGCGACGTAGATGCAATCCGCGAGCAAGTCGAACTGGCCCTTCAGGATCCTGACTACTCGATCGTGACGAACTTCCAGTTGAACTGGGAGGAGATGGGCAGCCAGCAACGGCTCCTCGAACTCTCTGGAGAGTACGAGATGACCGACCGGCAGTTGTACGCCGGGCTGGGCGTCACCGAGTCCCTCTTGTCAGGTGAGTCGAGCTACTCGGGCGACCGCATCAACCTGGAGGTGATCAACACCAGGTACATGCTCCTGCGAGAGATCCTTCAGGACATGATTGAGGACAACTTCCTCCGCCCGATGTGTCGTCGGATGGGCTTCATCGAGAAGGACGACGTGGGCAACGAGACTGTGATCGTGCCCTCGCTCTCGTTCACCAGGCTGGCCCTGAGGGACAACGCCGACACGTTCGACGCGCTCTTCAATCTGTATCAGAAGGGCTCGCTCGATGTGGACACCATCCTGGAGCTTCTGAACATCGATCCGCACACGACTAGCGAGAAGCTCAAGCGCGACATGTTCACGGTGACAGACTCGAAGTTCAACGACGTGCTGGGGGCGATCTACTCAGAGGCCGGACGTGCCCTCGCTGAGAACAGCAACGTGGTCTCGAAGATCGCCAAGAACATCGGCCTGGACTACAAGAAGCCTGAGGAAAAGGAAGAAGGGCGGTTCTAATGAAGCTCAAGATCACCCGTCCTGACGGGACCATCATCGAGGCCGAAGGCACAGTCGAGGAGTGCGAGAAGCTGATGGGGGCTCCACCTCCAGTTCAGTATCACTTCTACCCGTCGTACCCGTACCCGGTCTACCCTTGGTACCCCCCCACCCCGTACCTGGTTGAGCCGTACATGATCCCCCCAGGGATCACGATCTCCCCGTACACGATCCATCCAGGGATCACGATCCTCCCGTACACGACCGGGGAGATCACGATCGGTGACCCTCCTCAACAGTTCTGCCCTGGAGTCTGGGCCGGGACTATCTCCGAGTCAGCCAGCCTCAAGGTGTGAGCACGTTCGGGCGCGGTTCGCTTTCTATGGTGCGTGCAGGCTAGGAAGCCCCGTGACACTCCGCAGGTCAGTTCTCGCGAAGGATCTCCTTCCGATCATGCACCCCCTCTACAACCTGAGGGAGATCTGCAAGCAGTCTGCGTTGCTGGAGGACCACCTCAACAACGAACGAAAGCGTTGCCAGGACTGCATCCGGAAGCACTTTCTGACGATCGAGGCTCTCTTCGAGGAGGCCATCTCGCTCGATACAGAGCAGGAGTGGATCGACCAGCTTGAGGGCAAGGCCGATCTCGTTCGGGAGCTTCAGGAGCGGTGGATTGACGGTACAGACCCGCTCAATCTCGCGCAGGATCTGCGCGCAATCCGCAAAGACCTCTCCCCACTCTGCTTCGACCTTCGAGAAATGGCTGAGGGATCACGACTCGCATCAGGCAGGGTTTCCCTCGCCAAGCATGTGGCAGATGTACACCTAGCGCGTCGTCCGAAGCACACAGGGGTCTGAGACGTGGGCTACATCAAGCTTGCGGTCTTCGATTTCGACGGGACTCTCTTCAGGAGTCCTGAGAAGCCGGACTGGTGGAAGGGTGGCTGGTGGGGGAACCTGAACTCTCTCTCCGAGCCCTGTGTCCCAGAACGGCCCCCCGCTGACTGGTGGAACGGGTCTGTCGTCTCGGCGGCCAAGCAGGCGATCAACAACCCGGACGTGCTGGCGGTCCTGCTCACTGGCAGGATCCCGAAGTTCTCCCTCCGCCTCAAAGACCTCTTGAACCAGGCGGGCCTGCACTTCGATTTCGTCCGGCTGAACAGCGGCGGCGC